AAGCTGGAATCATGCGTGGTTTTGCTGTGCTAGATGAGAAGCGTTTTAAAGCGTGGTTAAACGAGCGTGATAACAGAGTTTTTAGAACTCGGACTGGAGTGGTATGAGTTTCGCAACATACTCTGATTTAAAAACCTCAATTGCAGGATATTTGGCTCGGTCTGACTTGACCAGCCAGATTCCAGACTTCATTACATTTGCTGAGAATCGACTCCGTAGAGAGTTGCGTATCCGTCAAATGCTAAAGTCAGTAACGACATCGACTGTATCTGGTGACTCTACTGTTGAGTTACCTGCTGACTTTATTGAGATTCGTGATTTTGTCGTAATGACAAACCCAATTCAGCCAATGAGTTACTCTAGCCCATCGGCATTGTCTAATGACCCAAGAGCATCAGAAGTTGGTGTTCCTAAGTCTTACACAATTCTGGCTAACGAGTTCTTGCTGTCTCCTCCTCCTGATGGCATTTACACATTGAGAATGTTGTACTTTGCTGCACCTGCATATCTATCAAGCAGTAACGCATCTAATGTGTTTTTGAATATCGCACCTGATGCTTTGCTCTATGCTTCTTTGATTGAGGCAGAGCCGTATTTAATGAATGACGCTCGAATCAATACATGGGGAACTATGTACGACAGAGCGATTGCCTCTCTTGCCAAGTCTGACGAACAAGGTCAGTATTCTGGTGTTCCTTTAGCAATGAAACTTACTCCAAGGTGAAACTATGGCTGAAATGTCAAACTATCTTGAGAACGCCTTAATTAACGGCACTCTCCGAGCAACATCCTACACAGCACCAACAACTGTGTATTTGGCACTCTACACTTCTGACCCAACAGACGCTGACACAGGTACTGAGGTATCTGGTACATCGTATGCTCGTCAGTCAATTACCTTTGGTGCGCCTAGCAATGGTGCGACTACCAACTCTGCTGCTATTGAGTTTCCTCAAGCTGGTGGCTCATGGGGTACTGTTGCCTACATTGGTATTCGTGATGCTTCTACAGCGGGTAACTTGCTGTATCACTCTCCGCTAGATGCTTCTAAGACTATTGCAACTGGCGATGTGTTCCGTATTGCGGCTGGTTCGTTGAGCGTCACATTGGCGTGAGATGGCTGATTTACTGCCTCCGTGGACGATTGATTCGCTAGACCAATTAAAGTCTAGCATTGATGACTTAACACTCACACTCGATAGTCCACTTTATGAAACCTCAGTAACCCTCTGGGATGCTTATGCGTCCGTGAGTGCGTCTGCGACTGTTACAGCGGATGCTACTAGGGTTCAGTATGGTGGGGCGGCAGTAAATGGAACGGCAACAGTAACGGCTGATGGCACTCGTGTCCAGTTAGCAAGTGCAAGCATTGATTGTTCTGCAAGCGTTACTTGTGCAGGTACAAGAGTACAGAACGCCTCGGTAGGAATTGATGCAGTAGCAATTGTTACTTGCGATGCTATCAGGGTTCAGTTTGCTAGTGCAAGTATTACGGCAAGTGCTGATGTAACTGCTGTAGGCGGCATTGTTAAGGATGGTGTTGCCTCGATTACTGGAAATGCAACTGTTACGGCTAATGGCGGTATTGTTGCTGAAGGTGTAGCGGCTATCACAGGAAACGCTACAGTAAGCGCCTCTGGTATTCGTGTTCAGAACGCTGTTAGTAGCATAGACGCAACGGCTACTGTAACTGCTGAAGCAATCAGGGTAGCAGATGCAAGTGCAAGTGTTAGTGCTAATGCAACATTGACAGCAAATGCAACTGCTGATTATGCAGGTTCTGCGGCTGTAACTGGTACGGCTACGATCACAGCAAAGGGTGTTATTCTTGGTGAAAACTGGACACCAGTACCAGAGGATGAGAATACTTGGACACCAGTATCTAGCGATTCAAACACTTGGACAGTAGTTTCTAGTGACACAAATACATGGACACCTGTGTCTGCTAATGACAACACATGGACAATACAGGCTCAAGGAAGTAACACATGGCTACGACAAAACTAACATTTGGTGAATGGATGCCTGACCAACCTAGCATTACTGGTGCTTTGGTTGATGCTAAGAATGTAGTTTCTCAGGCTGTAGGCTACGGACCACTTCCCACAGCGGCTACTTTCTCTGCTGCGGCTTCTGAAAACCTTACTACATTGGTAGCAGGGAAAACCCCAGTAAACGCTACTAAGTTGTTTGCTGCTGGCTCAACTAAGATTTTTGATGTTTCTGGTGTTGGTGCTTTGACCAATGTCTCAAAGTCTGGTGGTTACACACCTAATGCTAACAACGACAGATTCCGTTTTACTCAGTTTGGCAATGTGATTATTGGCACTAACAATAGTGATGCAATGCAAGCCTACACTTTGGGTACTTCTACGGCATTTGCTGACTTAGCGGCTGGTGCGCCTATATGTAAGTTTTTGACTGTCGTGCGTGATTTCGTGGTGACAGCGTTTACGACTGAGAGTTCTACTGTCTATCCTGCTCGTGTTAGATGGTCTGGAATCAACGATGAGACTACATGGGGAACAAGCCAAGTAACTCAAGCAGACTTCCAAGATATTCCTGATGGTGGTCAGATTGTTGGCATCCGTGGTGGTGAGTTTGGTCTTGTCTTGATGGAAAAAGGTATTAGCCGCATGAGTTATGTCGGCACTCCTTTCATTTTCCAATTTGACAATATCTCTCGTGGTAAGGGATGTATTGCGGCAGGTTCTATTGCTCAAATCCAAGGTGTTACATTCTTCTTGAGTGACGATGGCTTTTATATGTGTGATGGACAGCAAGTCACAGCCATTGGATCAGAGAAGGTTGATCGGTGGTTCTTCTCAAACGCTGATGAGAGTGGCTTTGACACAATGTCAGCGGCTGTTGACCCTGTACGCAAGTTGGTTATCTGGAATTTCAAAACTACATTTGCACAGCGTCAACTAATCATTTATAACTTCAGAACACAGAAGTGGACTTATGGCGATGCAGGTACTGATTACATTTCAGACGCTTCTACCTCTGCCACTACGCTTGAGGGATTGGATTCGATCTCTAGCAGCATTGACGCTTTGACAGTATCTCTGGACTCTATTCTGTACATGGGCGGTAAATACTTCCTTGGCGGTACAAGTGGTGCTTATGTGATTACCTATAACGGAGCAAACGCTACTGGAAACATCATTACAGGCGATTTAAACGCTGGTGGTAGATCGGTAGTTACTTTGGCTCGTCCATTGATTGACGGAGGCTCTGCGACTGTTGCTGTGGCTTCTAGGACGCTTTTGAGTGAGCAACCATCGTTTGGAACAGCAGTAGCGGCTGATTCTGACAATAGAGTCTCACTAAGGTCTAATGGCAACTTCCATCAGTTTAGAATTGTTCCGACTGGCACATGGAAAACTGCTGTTGCTTTGGATGTTGAAGTCCAAGGACAGGGGACTCGCTGATGTTTAGAAGTCTCCCTCCTTTTGGTGGCGATCAGCGTCAAGTTGCTGAGGTTGTCCGTGGCATCATGGATGGCAAGACCAACAACACAGGGACTGTCACTTTGGCGACTGGTGGTGCTACTACTACCACTTTGAATGATCTTAGGATAGGTGGAAACAGCGTTATTTTGTTTGCTCCTACCTCTGCTGCTGCCTTTGCTGATTCTATTCCCTATGGGGCTTTTCAGGACTCTACAGACCAGACTGCTGCTAGTACGACTGTTGCTTATCCTATTACCTTTGATACAACCGACTTCTCTAATGGAATTACGTTATCAAATAGTTCTAGGTTAAATGTAAAAAACGCAGGACTCTACAACTTACAGTTTTCCATTCAGTTTAAGAACACCACAAACGATGGTCAAGATGTGGATGTTTGGTTTCGTAAGAATGGAACAAATATCGCAAACTCAAACAGTAGATTTCACCCTCCTCCGAGGAAAAGTGCTGGTGACCCAAGTCATATCATTGCTGCATTGAATTTCTTTGTTGACATGGCTGCTAATGATTATGTTGAGATTATGTGGAGAACTGAAAATACTGGTGTAAGTATTGAGCATTTTGGGACAAGCACAAGCCCAACAAGACCTGCTGTGCCATCAGTTATAACGACTATGAATTTAGTGGGTGGTTCTGGTGCTTTTGATGGTATTTATGTTAGTAGCCAAGGACAAGGAACAGCTACGATCACGCACTTTGCAAATTCAACCGCCAATAAGACTTACAAATATGTTGTTATTGGTTAACTTTCAATCTATAATGGATTCCGTGGATGACCCGCTATGGAATCCGAAACTCTAGGAGTAAAACATGGCGACTACTACCACTTCTCAAATTGACCCAACAATCCAACCATTTCTAACTTATGGTTTGACTGAGGCACAAAAGCTGTATCAAGGCGGTGGTCCTCAGTACTATGGTGGTCAGACTTATGTAAGCCCATCTGAGACTACTCAAACTGGTTTACAGGCTCTTGAGCAACGAGCAAAGTTGGGTAATCCATTACTTCAGTCTGCACAAGGTCAATTGCAAAACACTATTTCTGGTGGATTCTTGCAAGGCAATCCATTCTTTCAAGGTGCTTTCCAACCTGCGGCAACAGCGGCAGAGGCTCAGTTTAAGCAAACATTGGGTGATGTAGGTTCTGCGGCATCCAAAGCAGGTCGCTATGGTGGCGGTGCAATGCAATCTTTGCAAGATCGTGCAAGCGGTCAATTTGCTAAGAGTTTGGCTGATACTGCTGGACAACTGGCTTATCAGAACTATGCCCAAGAAAGAGCCATGCAACAAGCGGCTACGATGGCTGCCCCACAAATGGCTTCTGCTGACTACCAAGACATTCAGAACTTGTTAGCGGCAGGTCAGGCTCGTGAGGGTTATACAGGTCAACAGCAACAAGCTGATATTGCTCGATTTAACTTCTTGCAAAACCAACCACAACAGAACTTGCAGAACTATCTGTCATTGGTTTATGGCAACCCATTGGGTCGTGTTGGTCAATCTACAACAAGTGGTGCGGCAGACACTTCTGCTCTGCAAAACTTGTTAGGCGGTGCGGCTGTATTAGGTGGACTAGAAAAGAATACAGGGTGGCTCAGTAAGGGATGGAACGCCTTGTTTAATACACCTTAAGGAATAAATCATGGCTGGACTATTAGACATTTTTGGTACTGGTGGAGTGGACACTATGGGTCTGCTCGGTATGTCTCCCGAGGACATTAAGCGTAGTCGTGACGATGCTCAAGCACAAGCCTTGTATGCCCTAGCAGGTAGATTGTTCCAAGGTGGTAATACTGGTCAGTCTATTGCTGAAGGTTTGCAAGCTGGTCAGAAAGCCTACAAAGGTGGCATTACTGATGTTATGCAAGGTCAGTTGCAGAATGTTCAATTGCAAGACTTGATTCGTAAGCGTCAATTAGAACAACAAGGATTGGCAGAACAAAAGCGTATTCAGACTATATTGAGTCAAGGCGTAACTCCAGAACAAGTTACATACGATGGCGTACCAAGTCAATTCCCTGCCCGGGATGACCAAGGTAACTTAATGCCAAATATGGCTATAAAACCATCTGGTTTTGATATAGGTCGTATTGCACCGCAGTTAATGGGTTCTGCTGAAGGACGCAAGACATTGGCTGAATTGATGGCTGCTCAAAAGGCGATATCAGGTGAGACTACTACATTGGCTGAAGGTGCTAATCTTATTAGGATTAACCCTGTTACAGGAAAAGTTGAAACTGTTGCTCAAGGCGCACCAAAGCGTGAGCCAGTACCTAGTGCAATTGCTGAATACAATTTTGCAAAAGACCAAGGTTTTAAAGGAACTTTCCAAGATTTTGAGTTGGCTAAACGATCCGCTGGCGCACCTAAATTAGCGGTAGATTTAAAAGACCCAACAGCAGTAGCAAAAGCACAATCTGATGTTTTAAAAGATTGGCGTGGTGTTGTAAAAGATACTGGTGCAATGGAAGTTGCTGATAGATTTAAAGCGGCAAAATCTGCTGTTCAAGAGGGCAACTCAGGAAACAAAGCCGCTGATGGTGCATTGATTTATGCAATCGGTAAGATTTATGACCCATCAGGCGCTGTTCAAGAAGGCGATAAAGCCACAATTCTTGGCAATCGTTCTATCCCACAATCAATTAAAGCCTATGCTCAACGAGCATTGAATGGTCAATCATTGCTCCCAGAAGAACGAGCAGGTTTGCTTGCAGTAGCGTCTAAGGTTGTTGAGTCAAAGGCTCGTAACCTTGAAGCACAAAAAGCACCTTATACAAGTATTGCTCAACAATTAGGCGGTAATGGTTCTTTGTTGCTAAACCCTCTTTCAGAAGCGCTGGCTGCTACTGTTGAAATGTCTCCTGCAATGCCATCGATGGCTGACATTCAAGCTGAGATTGCTCGTAGAAGGAAACCATAATGGACTTAACTAAACTGTCAGACGAGGACTTGTTGGCGCTGCAATTAGGCGACTTATCAAAAGTCTCTGATGCAGGTTTGGCTATTCTTGGTGGGACTGCTGTTGAGCAACCAAAGCCTACTAAGAAAATGACAAGGGCAGAGGCTATCAAGGAAATCACTACTGCACCTAAAGCTGAACAAATGCAATTAGGTAGTGTTAGTGATTTTGGTCGCCAATTAGGTTTGACAGGCAGAGCCGCAGTAACTGGTGCTTTGTCTATTCCTACAATGGGTGCTGATGCGCTTACAGGGCTTATCAATCTGTTAGCAGGTCGTCAAGTCATGCAACCTACTAGCCAAGCATTGCAAGGCTTAATGACGCAAGCTGGTGTTCCTTCTCCACAGACACCACAAGAGCGTGTCGTTCAAGATGTAACAAGTGCAGGTTTTGGTGTTGCTGGTCCTGCATCTATGGCTAGAAATATGCCATCGGCAGTACAAGAATTCTTCACTAAGAGTTTAGGTACTCAGGGCGCTGCGGCTACGGCAGGTGCATTGGCTTCTGGTGCGGCTAGAGAAAGTGATGTTGGTCCTGTTGGTCAAACTGTTGGCGCTTTGATGGGTTCTATTGGTGCGGGTGGTGCGGTAGGTGCTGCTCCTGTTCTTGCTAGAACTACTAAAGAGATTGTTCGTCCATTTACACAAGCAGGTCGTGAAGTTATCACAGGCAATGTGTTGCGTGGTTTGGCTACTGATGCTGAACAAGCAATTAAAGCAGGTGAGACTTTTGTGCCTAAAGTTGGTGGATATACGCCTACTACTGCACAAGCCACAAGAGATATTGGTTTGATTAGCGCAGAGACTCCTATCCGTGGATTGGATGTAACTGGTGGTCGTTTTGGTGTTCAGACTGCTGAAGCTAATCAGGCTCGTATGGCTGTATTGAATCGTCTTGCAAAGGACGAGGATGTATTGCAAGCGGCTTTAAAGAAGCGTGATGAGGTTACTGCACCATTGAGAGAGCAAGCATTTGCCAACTCTACTGTTGACCCTGACACATTCCAGTCTGGTGTTGCTTTGACTGTTAACAAGACTATTGATGACATTCTCAATTCTCCTGTTGGCAAGCGTCAGACTGTCATGTCTGTGCTAAACGATGCTAAAGACGATATTGCTAGAGCATCTACCCCTGCTGAACTGTATGAGATTCGCAAGGATTTGAGGGCTGCTGCTCAAGGCTTGTTAGACAAGTCTGCTAAGAACGGACCTACCTCTGGTGCATACAGAGCCGCTAAACCTCAACTTGAGGCTGTTATTCGTGCGGTGGACGATGCTATTGAAGCAGGTGCTACTGGATACAAAGATTACTTGAGAAAGTATGCGGCTTCTAGCAAAGGAATTGAGCGTCTTGAGGCGGCACAAGAGTTCAAGAACAAGGTTCTATCTACAACTCCTGACCCATCAAGAGTTAACGACTATTTGATTTCTCAACCTAAGTTTTTAAATGCTATTCGTTCAGCAGAAAAAGAGACTAAGTTGTCTAACACTCAGTTGGCTGTTTTGCGTAAGGTGGCAGAAGACTTAGATAGTGGTGTATTGCCAAGAGCAACAAAGCCAGCAGGTTCAGATACATTTAAAAACATGAGTACCGCTAATGTGATTGGTGGAATGATTGGTAAACAGATGTTTGGTGATGTTCCACTTGCTTTGCAAAAGGTAACTGCACCAATGAATTGGCTTTATAACGGCACAGACGATGCTATTCGTGAGTTGTTGGTTGATGCAATGCTAGACCCTAAACTAGCGGCTACATTGATGAAAAAAGCATCAGTTATGACAGTAGAGCCTCTAAACAGAGAATTGCAACGCAAAGCACTAGCATTGGGCTATGGTGCTGCATTTGGATTAACGGAGTAAAACATGGCAAAGACAAAAATCTCAGAATTCAGCGCTACCCCTGCGAATAACACAGACATTGACAATATCAATATCGCAGAGGGCTGTGCGCCTAGTGGTATCAATGATGCTATCCGTGAGTTGATGGCTCAATTGAAAGATTGGCAATCTGGCACTTCTAATGACCCTTATGTTGTTGGCTCGTCTGGTAGCCTAACGCTTAATCAAGGTACTGCCAATGGAGTAGCGTATTTAAACGGCTCTAAGGTCGTTACAAGCGGTTCTGTCCTCACATTTGACGGAGCAATCCTTGGTGTGAATGGAATTTCTGTTGGTCGTGGTGCAGGTGCTGTGGCTTCAAATACTGCGGTGGGTGTTAGTGCTTTGGCGGCTAATACGACTGGTCTTGCAAACGATTCTTTTGGCTATCAATCACTTAATAGCAATACTACAGCAAATGAAAATGTGGGTTTTGGCTATCAAACTTTATATTCTGCTACAACTGGTGGAACAAATACAGCACTAGGAAGTGCCGCTGTTCGCAGTACCACAACAGGCGCAAGCAACACAGGCGTTGGCTATCGTGCCCTCTATTCCAACACTACAGCATCAATGAACACCGCAGTAGGCAACCAAGCCGCTTACAGCAACACTACAGGAACTGGAATTCTTGCTATTGGTAGCCGAAGCCTGTACAGCAATACTACTGGAACAGGCAACTTGGCTGTTGGTACTTCTGAAAGTGGTGGATATGAGGGAGCGCTTTTTGCAAACACCACTGGTGCAAATAACACTGCTGTTGGACAGCGCTCAATGGTTGCAAACACCACAGGTGGAAGTAATGTAGCTGTTGGTCGTGATGCCCTTTTTGCCAACACCACAGCATCAGGAAGCACTGCTGTTGGTTATCAAGCTGGCTATAGTGGAACAACAGCGCAATACAACCAATACTTTGGCTATCAAGCTGGCTACGCAACCACTACTGGTTCTGGAAATAATGCGTTTGGAACGCAAGCGCTTACGGCTGTAACTACTGGTCAGTTAAATGTGGCGATGGGTAACAGCGCCATGATTTCCAACACTACAGGCTCTAATAACATTGGTATTGGTGATAATGCACTTCGCTCTAACACCACAGCAACCTATAACACCGCTGTAGGCTATCAGTCATTGTATGCAAATACTACTGGTGTAAATACCGCAGTAGGTGCTGGAACATTGGATGCCAACACAACAGGCACAGGAAATACCTCTATGGGGTATTTCACTCTGTCTGATAACACAACTGGAAGTAACAACACCGCATATGGGCAAACAGCACTTGCCGCCAATACTACGGCATCTAACAACACCGCTGTAGGTTATGAAGCGTTGTACGCAAATACTACAGGAACTGCCTCAGTTGCGGTTGGTAGGAGGGCTGGTTACGCAAACACAACAGGAGAATATAATGTCTTTGTTGGAGAGCAGTCTGGTTTATTCAACACCACTGGGTCTGGAAACACTTTTGTTGGTGAATACACTGGAAGTGCCGTAACAACAGGTGGCGGCAATACATTTATTGGTTCTACTATTACTGGTTTTGGTTCTGGCTATCTTGTAACAACAGGATCAAAAAACTCTATTCTTGGCGCTTACTCAGGCAACCAAGGTGGCTTAGACATCCGCACTGCCAACAACTACATCGTGCTGTCTGATGGGGATGGGAATCCACAAGCGTTATGTAACAACGCTGGGGGATGGTACGCAGGGATGGGGACAAAGAACGAAGATGGGCTTTTGTCGCTTTTATCAAAAGAAGCCGATACAAACGGACCTGTTTTAATCGGAAGAACTGGAGCGCTTGGAAGCACAACAGCACGATGGTACGCAGGTTCATATTCATGGGTTAAAGGCGGTACTAACTACGACAACTTTACTGTTGCTTCTGGCTCTGCTGGCAGTGGAGGCGTATATCTTTCCGCTGGCGCAACATCTTGGGCTTCTGCTTCTGATGAGCGTAGAAAAGATATTATTGAGCCAATTATTGATGCAGCAAACAAGGTAACTCAACTGCGTGCAGTTATTGGTAAATACAAAACAGATGAAGAAGGCACTCGCAGAAGTTTCTTGATTGCTCAAGATGTGCAAGCAGTATTGCCAGAGGCTATTGTTGTTTCACAAGATAGAGATGGCGAAGTGCTTGGCGTTCAATACACCGATGTAATCCCACTTCTTGTAGCCGCAATCAAAGAACAACAAGCAATCATTGAATCACTCAAGGCACGCTTGGATGCCGCTAATCTTTAAACTGAAAGGTAAATCATGTCTGAAATTATTGAACAATCATCCGCAGAAGAAATTGCAAAGCACTACAGCGCTTGCATGGACTCAGTAAACCTGATTAACGCAGGTCAACCAGAAGGCATGGAAGATGCTGACTGGGCTGATACTGTTGCTCGTAACAAAGAGCATTTGAAGATCATGCTTGCTAAGACTTTCTGGACAACACAAGACTTGTCTGCAATTCGTTCAGCATCAGCTTAAACGAGAAGCCATCACTCGATCTTGATGGCACACTAGGAGAAAATCATGGGCGAGAAAAAAACAAACCCTGTGACAATCGATGGCGTTGATTACGATGTTAATGACTTTACTGACCAACAGAAAATTCTGTTAGATCATGTGGTTGACTTAGATCGTAAACTCAATTCAGCTAAGTTTGCAGCCGATCAGCTTCAAGTTGGTCGTGACGCTTTTTTCACAATGTTGAAGCAATCACTTGATAAAGTAACGGATGTAGAGGCAAAGTAAATGGACAATCACACCACAGAAGTAGCATCAGCAGTCGCTACTAAAGCATCCTCCGTGGCTACCTATGGTGGCGCAGGGAGTGCCGTATTCTTTGGTTTATCAGCCAATGAGTTCGGTGCTTTGTGTGGTGTGGTTATCGGCTTGATTGGTCTTGTCGCAAACATCTACTTTAAGTATCAACATTTGCAGGTGGCGAAAAAAGAGTCTGGTTGGTATAACGAATGAGTTGGGCGCTTGTATTAGCACTTCAAACTGCTGAATACAGGTGTGTAAGGTGGTCATGGACAGGTGATGTTTATAACCGCAAGGTAGTTTGCCTTGAATGGAAAAAGGTAGAGCGGAAATGATAGACCCGATAACAGCCCTAAACGGACTTCAGAGCGCCATTTCGATGGTCAAGAAGGCGAGTAAGGTCGCCAATGATTTAGGCTCTCTAGCGCCAATGCTAGGCAAGATGTTTGACGCTAAGAGTCAAGCAACCAAAGCCATGATTCAAGCCAAGAACTCTAAAAAGGGTTCTAACATGGGTGCTGCTCTACAGATTGAGATGGCACTAGAGCAAGCCAGAGCGTTTGAGGAAGAACTCAAAATGCTCTTTATGCAGACAGGCAAGATTGATGTCTGGAACAAGATCAAAGCTAGACAAGCAGAGATGGACAGAGATGATGCCAAAGAAGTGGCAGCGTTAAGAGCCGAGGAAAAGAAAGCCAGAGAGCGAGAGGAAGAAATGCAAGAGTGGGCAATCATCATTGGTGGTATTGTCTTTGTTTTGTTTCTCGTATTTATTGGAATCAACGAATTGATGAGCCTGTGTCCTAAAGGTGGATGCGGAAGATGAACGAATACCAGAAACAGTTTGATATGTTTCTAAAGGTGTTCATTTATGGATGTGTTGCTTGGTGGTTTCTAGGCTTTCTGAAGTTCTTGCCTGATGACTTGTCAGACAAGATTGTGGCTCTCTTGCTAGGAAAAATTGGCTTATGAGATATTTACTGTTGTTGTTACTGTTAACAGGCTGTGAAGATCGTTACAGGTACTTTTGTCAAAACCCTGATAACTTTGTACATCCTCATTGCCAGAAACCTAAGTGCCAATTTACCCAGACTTGCCCTGAGTATTTGGTAGCCCCTATTCTTGAAAAAAAGGTTAACGATGTCCAAGAAACAAAGACCAACAATTGAGGAAGTAGAAACCTATGTCTGGGGCTTTGTGGTCATTATGGTCACATTGATTCTTTGCTTCATTGTGATGGCTTTGCTCTACTCAGTTACCTTTGTTACTCAACCCATCAAAAGTATGGCGCCAATTGACATGGCTTACACCAAGATGCTGAACGACATCGTTTTGCTCATTGTTGGTGGCATTGGTGGTGTTATCGGTAAAAAGGGCGTAGGAACGGCTGTAAACGCCATCCAGAACGCTGTAACGCCTCCGACAGCACCTAGTCCAACTCCAAGTAGCCCTACGCCTGTTCAAGCGCCTGTAGCGGCTTCTGTAGCCTCAACAAACTACAACTGGATGGGCTTTAAGAACGCTGATCTTGACGAGTCTTGGACACCTCCTCCTCCTCCGACTACACCTCCTGATTTATTGGAAGATGACCATGAGCGTGAACAATTGGCAATGGCTCGTAAAGAGGCTAACTAATGTTTGGCATACCATTACCTTGGTTGCTGTTCGGACTCTGTATAACCTTATTTGGCACATACAGAGGTGGCTACCACTTTGGTTGGTCTGACAGGGATAAGGAAATGCAGATTGAGATTGCTCGAAAGAATGAGGAATCTCGTCAGACAGAATTGAAACTTACTGAAGAACTAAACGCTAACGCTAATAAATTACTGGAGGTTAACAATGTTGTCAATCAGAAACAGTCTGCTCTTGATCGTGCTATTAGGGCTGGTAGGGTGCGCCTCCCCTCCACAAGTTGTGTACAAGCCTCCCCAAGTCCCTCCGTTGCCCCCACAGATCAAGAAACAAGAAGTCAACCTGACAGACAGACTAACGAAGCTACTGATGCCGAACGAGCAACCCTCGCAGCCATTGCAGAAATAGTCGCACAGGGTGATAGAAACACAGCCCAACTAAATGCGTGTATTGACGCTTACGAAACTGTTAGAGAGCAATTAAATGGTAAACGCTGAACAACTAAAGAAACTTCACATTGGTGAACAATGGGTAGAGCCATTAAATGAGACTTTTGCTAGGTTTGATATTTCTACGCCTATTCGTCAAGCATCGTTTATTGGTCAATGTGGGCATGAGTGTGGTGGATTTAAGACACTTGAGGAAAATCTGAACTATCGTGCAGAAACTTTAATGAAGCTATGGAAAAATCGTTTTCCAACGCTTGAGGTTGCAAACCAATATGCTAGAAATCCTAAAAAAATTGCTAATAAGGTTTACGCCTCAAGGATGGGGAATAGAGATGAATCGTCTGGTGACGGCTATCGTTTCCGTGGTCGTGGTTGTATTCAGCTTACTGGTCATGCTAATTACTATCACGCTGGTACTGCTTGCGGTGAGGATTTTGTTATTAATCCTGATCTAGTGGCAACGCCTAAGTATGCTGCTATGACTGCGGGTTGGTTCTGGAATACGCACAAACTCAATAAATACGCTGATCTGCAAGATTTCTTGATGATGACAAAAAAGATTAACGGAGGCACGATAGGATTGGACGATAGGATTCGTCACATCAATCATGCTCTGGATGTTTTAAATGGCTAACATACCCACTCAACAAGACGCTGAATTATTTGCCAAGAGTGTTAAAAAGTGGCAACAAGTCTTGAGTTTGGGTGATTGGAGAATTGAAAAAGGTACGAAGCCAGCTAAACAGGCAATGGCTTCTGTAGAGTTCAACGAGTCGGCAAGACTAGCTGTCTATCGTTTGGGTGACTTTGGTGCTGAAAAGATTACGCCTGAGTCACTAGATAAGACTGCCTTACATGAACTACTGCATATATTCCTACATGATTTAATGGTGGTTGCTACAGACCCAAAGTCCTCAGACGAGGATATTGAAATGCAAGAGCATAGGGTCATCAATCTGCTTGAAAACTTGATTTTTAAGGATTCTCATGGGCGCACATAATGAAACTTGTTCCGACACAGAGTTCATCCAACTATGGGGTCAACTTGAATCTGCGGCAAGAATGGCTGAACACCTCCAGATCAACATTAGAGCGATTCATTTGCGTAGAAGGTGGATTGAGCAGCACTACAAAATTACTCTAGGTGCATCAGATCATCGTGGTTTGGCTTACGATAAAAGACCTCAATCATTCTCTCCCTTAAAACAGATAGACCTCGGTATCCTAGATGGTACTGTCATTGTTTTCTCTGATGCTCACTTCATACCCAACCAACGATCAACAGCGTTTAAAGGGCTTCTATGGGCTATCCAAGAGTTCAAACCAAAGGCGGTGATATGTAATGGTGATGCTTTTGATGGCTCGTCTATATCGAGGCATGATGTAACTGATCTACCGCAGACATCTGTTATTCAAGAGTTAAAGGCTTGTCAGGCAATGCTTGGCGAAATAGAGGAGATTGCAAAGGATGTCCGACATAATGTAAAGCTACTGTTTACATTCGGAAATCACGATGTAAGGTTTGCCAATAGACTTGCCCAACACGCACCACAATTTAAGGATGTAAAAGGTTTTAAGCTGACAGATCACATTCCTGATTGGGAATTCTGTTGGTCAGTATGGGCTACACCTAACTGCATCATTAAGCACCGATACAAGGGCGGCATCCATGCGACTCATAACAATACTGTGAACGCTGGTGTATCAATCGTAACTGGACACTTGCACAGCCTTAAAGTAACGCCATTTAGCGACTACAAGGGTGCTAGGTATGGTGTGGATACAGGAACACTTGCTGAGATAGATGGTCCACAGTTTACCTACGCTGAAGGCAATCCAAGTAACCACAGATCAGGTTTTGCAGTATTGAACTTCTTTAACGGCACATTGTTGTTGCCAGAGTTGGTGCAGAAGTTTGATGAGGACTTGATCGAGTTCCGTGGTGAAGTTATTGATGTAGGTGCATTTTGAGTGCTTGGCTAATCATTCTCACAGGGGCGATCTACGCCTATATAGCTGGTGAGCAGCTATGGAAAGATAACCCACACATGGCTATCGTGTACGCAGGGTACGCCTTTTCAAATGTGGGTCTTTACTTACTTGCTAAGTAGAGTCTTTAACAAACAATCCATTAGGCAATAGTATGCCTTTCCGATTCTTAATCTGATCGTATGCAACTTCCATGCAGTCTACCAGATTTAGGTCTTGTAGAGCGCAGTAATTAACAAGGCATACCATAACATCCCCGACACTATCAACAATAGCGTCACGATCTTTTTTAATGGTTGCATCTGCTAGTTCTCCGAGTTCAGACATAGCCTTGAGAAGCTGAGTCTCTGGTGTACTGTTAGGAATAATTTTCCTAGCTTCAGACCATTGAATGATCTTTATTTCAACATTTGCGTATGACATTCCATTCCCTTTCATTTCTACCTGAGTTAGATTTGACTGTGTTTCCTGTTAACTCAATCAATCCGATTATTTTCATTTCATTCAAACGCCTAGCGACTTGGTTGCCATCTAGTTTGGTTAGACTGGCGATACCATCTTTACCAAGCGCACCATGCTCTTGTAGGCACTCTAAGATAATCTGGTGATGCTGAGATGCTACTGGCTTGATTGCCTCTGCTGCTTCAAAAGAAGTGAGTGGGTCTGATGCCCTTACTCTTGGGAAGTCAGGAAAGATGCGATCAAAATACTTTTTGTAATCCATTATTTTCTCCTTGAGGCGGGTACTCGCTGCGTCTGTTTGCCACAAGGTGTTCCGAGTGGCGAGGGCTATTACCTCCCTCCAGCATCCGCTTTCCCCTATTAACTTATTTAAAATGGCGCATCGTCAAAGTCATCTCTAAGAGAACGCTTTGTAGGTGCTTTAGCTTCCTTCTGATCTTTAGCCTTGATAGACAAGGACATAAATTTAGCGCCATCTTTGCTTTCTTTTAGCCATGCGCTAATCCAGAAATCTACACCCTCTACATTGAGTGACCCTTTGTAGTGAGGAAACTTCTCATCATCTCTACGCTCGTTCTTAAATAAAGCGCCTCTATTTTCATTGTTGTATTCCATTTAATGCTCCTTTATAAGCTGAAAACTCTTTATGCAACTTGTTGGTTGCTTCTATTGCTACTAGTTCAGCTAATTCCTTATTGTCGTAGTAACCAAAACTATGACACTTTGAATTAACTCTTATTTGCACATACCATTTTTTATCTCTTTTGTGCCACATTACTCCTTTAATTCCTGTTGTATTACGAGTGCTAACTTTTTGATTCATGCAATTTTGAGACTTTGTTGCTTCTCTCAAATTTTCAATTCGATTGTTAGTTTTGTTGTTGTCTATGTGGTCAACATAGTCTGGCAAATATCCATAGTGATACAGAAAAATTAGCCTGTGAGTTTTATGCAGTTTTGAGTTGACATGGATTCTGTAATAGCCAGTTTTTTCGTCTAATGAGCCAGCAGCCTGACCTATTTTTATAGCATTGGCTTTTTTGACTTTCCAATACAAAACTCCATCTGCATAATCAAAATATTCACAGACTTCTTTTTGTGTAATCATTTATAACTCCTTAGACTTTTTGATAGAACTTCTCACTTTACTAGGCAACAGAGTCCACAAGGCTACTTTTTGTTCAGCGTCTAGGTTCTCTGCTTCCAACTTTACCCAAGCGGTCTTAGGTTCTTCTTTATCACAGAGAGCAATTAAATCCATTGCTAACTCTTTGAGATAAATCTGTTCGTCCTCTGGGAGACTATCCATTGCACCTTGTGTAGGTGTGATGATTACCTCTTTGATAGGCGCAGAGGAGTCCAGAGCATCATGCTCAACAATCTCCATTGCTGTTACCCAAAGGTAGCGTCTGGTGTAGGTTTCTACAGCACCAAGGTTCTGGATAGGATGGCAACCCTTTAGGTTAGCATCAGCCATTGGTGAAGTGATGATGATGTTAGTACCATCGTCTGTGTCTGTGATGGTCAGGCTTGCAATCTCAGCATCGTATGAGACTACGCCACAAAGACCAACTTCATTAAAGATTGAATTGATTGTGGGGATAAAGTCACCAAGTTCAAAGTATGAGTAGCCAGCAAACTTATTGTGACCAGACTTCTTGAGTGGTGCGTTTTGCAACATGATTCGTGCTTGCATTAACTTCTTATGTACCATTTGAATTTCCTTCATTTAAATATTCTTCAATCATTGCTTCTTTGTCTTCCTCGTATAAATCCTCGAAAGGTACGAAGTGGTTTTCTCCACAGCATGAGCCTGATCTCTTAGGATTAGCACAGTAGCAGCAGTATTCGCCTTGTAAATCCTTGATAGCGTCTTCTCTAGTCATTGGATTCTTTCAATTGGCTTTGCAACTAACCACTTGTCACCAAGCTGTAGAACTGATCTAACCCACTTGCGTTGGTTGTACTGGTTGACCTCTTGTGAGACTAGCTTGTTGTTATAAAGCTGTCTTGCCTTGCGTCTTAGTTGTTCTGTTTGCATTAACCTCTCCATGCCAACAAAACACCCCAACCGCCAAAGATAACGATTGCCAATGTCCACTCAACTAGCGTTTGAATAATCTTGCTTTTCATCTTAATTTCCTTAAAAAGACCCACTTACGATTTGCTGTGGGCTGACGCAAGTATAGCAAACTAAACGAACTAAACAAGATATTTTTACTAGGAAAAACCCTTAGATCAACATTTTGTTGATTTTGCTATACTCGAAGGATGGACAAACAAACTGCAATCAAACTTGCTGGCTCACAGAGTGAGCTTGCTCGTATTCTTGGAATCAAACGAGCGGCTGTCTGGCATTGGAAGACTATCCCTCTGTTAAGAATTTATCAACTTAAAGAACTAAGACCAGATTGGTTTAAATGACTCAAGCACAAATTATCAAAGCACTCCAGAATGGTCCGTTGACCTCAAGAGAGATTTCTAACCTGACTGGTATGCCACAAGCTACTGTCCTGTCAACAGCAAAGAAACTGCGCTACCAAGGCAAACTAGCGACTGAGTTGGTCAAATCAGGCAAGCATTGGGTTGCCCAGTACACACTCTCTGAGGCGCTTGTAGAGGCTAAGAAACCGAAGGAAGATCGCTGCTTGCTAAACCCATTTGATATTCGTAACGCCAAGGGCATATTCACCCCTGCTGAGTATCGAGTGATGAACGCACAAGCTAGAAGACTGTTTAACGGAAACCCTAATTTCACAAAAGAAATTACGAACAATCAATTTATTTAAGTTTACAGTAGGCTTTTTTAAGTTTACAATTGTTTGAAACACGGCTAGGTGCGAAGTCATGAGCGCACCGAAAAGAGTTACCCCTTCTCCTGCCGAAGTTTCTTTTAAGGGGCTTTTAAAAAGCGGCAAAAATTATGGCTAATCCGTGGTTTCGACTCTATTCAGAGTTCGCACATGACCCAAAAATTCAAATGCTTCCAGAGGCTATGCAAAGACGCTATGTCATGCTTATGTGCCTTAGATGTAGCGAAACACTTGAAACGTTACATGAAACAGAGATAGCGTTTCAACTACGCTTATCAGAAGCAGAACTCATTGAAACAAAACAACTGTTTATCAGTAAGAATTTTATTGATAAGCAATGGAATTTATTGAATTGGGATAAACGTCAATTTGTTTCAGACTCAAGCACCATGCGGGTTCGCAAGCATCGAGACAATAAGAAACAACCAAGTAACGATGAAGAAACGTTACAGAAACGTTCAAGTAACGCTATAGATACAGATACAGATACAGATAAGAAACAGATACAGAATAAAGCAACTGTCGTTGCAACACCTGTCGGTGTTTCTGATTCTGTTTGGCAAGAATTCAAATCTTTGAGAAAAGCCAAAAAAGCACCAATAACTCAAAGAGCCATTGACTCATTAACAAATGAAGCAAACAAGGCTGGTTGGACTTTAGAGAAAGCCTTAGAGGAATGTATTGTTCGTGGTTGGCAAGCATTTAAAGCAGATTGGGTAATGGCTAAACCTAATCCTGCTGACAACATAAGGCTCACAGTACCACCATCAAATGAGCCTAATCTTGTTTTACTAAAAATAAAGCAAGACGAGAAAAATGCTGCCCCTATGCCTGACTTTGTTCGTCAATTTGCTAAAAAAGTAAAAGGAAATATATGAAATTTCTTAAACAACATCCAATTGAATTTTATGTATCGGTTGCTGGTTATCTTGTTTTTCAGAACTATGAAATAAAAATAGCATTAACACCCGAACAAACAAAAGTTTTACAAAAACAACTTCCTGAATTGATGGAGTTGCAAGATAAACATTGGACTGGGATTGATGAAAATGTCGCACTCTGATGCTATGAAACTACTAGACAAGGTGCGTGAAGGCGTACCTTATCCTCTACACCTGATAAACAAAGCATTGGAATTGACAGGTGATTTGGAGTAGAAAAAATGTAGAAAACCCAAGCGATAAGGTAACTCTTGAACAAGCAGAGGCAAGGGAACTTTATCGCACTTGGGAAACAAATAACGATCGTGACTTTGTGCGTGGTCGGCTAGAGAGAGCAGAACGAATCTATGGCTCTGGCGCTAGAGATCGTATCCGCACCTACATGAACATGATTAAAGATGGGACTTTTGAATGAGAGTTTTAGTTGCTTGCGAATACTCTGGAACAGTAAGAGATGCTTTTATTGCTTTAGGACATGAAGCAATGTCGTGTGACTTGCTGCCAACAGATGTTGAAGGTCCTCACTATCAGGGTGATATTTTTGATGTTCTTGACGATGGTTGGGATTTAATGGTTGCACATCCTCCATGCACTTATCTTTCAAATGCTGGCGCTAGACATCTTTATCCTAAAAAGTTTCTAAATCAACAAAGATATGAGCAAGGATTGGAAGCAAAGCAATTCTTTATGAAGTTGTTAACTTGCAACATCAAAAAAATCTGTGTCGAGAATCCAGTTCCATCATCAATCTTTGGATTGCCTAAATATCATCAAGTTATTCAGCCTTATGAATTTGGACATCCTTATCAAAAGAAAACTTGTCTTTGGTTAAAAAATTTACCCCCATTGATGGCAACAATGTATGTGCAAAAACAAGAAAGCACTAAGGTTGTTGGCAATTGGTTTAATGCTGGTGGCAAAGATAGACAAAAAAACAGGGCAAAAACCTTTGACGGAATAGCCTCAGCAATGGCAAACCAATGGGGTGCAGTATGAGACGAGCAGCTAGGGTAGATGCTAACCAAGAACAGATAGTCTCAGCCTTGCGAGGTGCAGGGGCTTACGTCTGGATTATTGGCTTACCAGTTGATCTTTTGGTTGGCTACAAAGGTCACACCTTTCTGGTGGAGATTAAAACAGACTCTAAAAAGCGTTTAACCAAGCTACAAGCAGACTTTTTCGAGAATTGGTCTGGAAGTACCTTGGCAAGAATAGATAGCCCAGAAGCGGCATTACGAATGATCGGAGTAGTCAAGTGAAAGCACCCTACAAAGCCATTGAGTTCATCTTAGAAAACGCACCAAAGTATGCCGAGGCTAAAGCACAGCGCATATACCTTGAGGAATTCCGTAAAACAAAAAAAGCCTTGTTGATGAAGGACGCTATGGCAAGAGGAATTGACTCTGGTGTAGCCCAAGAGAGAGAAGCCTATGCCCACTACGAATATGCTGATCTACTCAAAGGACTAATGGTTGCTATTGAGGTAGAGGAAACACTAAAGTGGAAACTGACTGCTGCCCAGATGAAAGCTGACATTTGGAGATCAGAGCAAGCTAGTGAGCGTCTTGGTGTAAAAACTACAGAATAGGGAAAGTACCTATATTGATATGTTTAGTAAACTATACTACAATCACATCAGCCCAAGCAATTCGCAAGGGTACTTTTAAGGATTAAGTCATGGAACACGAATTCAAATTTGAAACAACTACTGGTGCTGGTGACGAGACTGTGCAATGCGTCTTAACCTACGAGACTGATGAGGAAGGCACATATGCTGAGAATCTAAAGTCTATCCACTACCAAGGTGTAGATGTATTTGCTTTGCTGTCTGATGAGCAATTTGTAGAGATTGAGATGCGTGGCACGATGATGCTGTCAAGCCACTTGATTGCAGAAGCTGACCATTCCGCAAGTGTTGACTACGACATGAGAGCAATCTAATGTTATTGGGATGCAAGCCAGTTTTAATTGGTGTTAAGTGCCAGAACTGTAAAAGACTGGTTGCTGATGCTAAGTTCTATGTGAATGTAAAAAGTTCCAAGGACTTGGCTTGCATCTACATCCCTATATCTTTACAGGTGAAATCATGACACAAGATGAAATTACTAAGATAGCAAAAGAGGTTGGATTTTCTGATGAGGAAATTGATAAGTGTCAATTGATGTTTGAACGCTTTGCTCATCTAGTTGTCCAACAAGAGCGTGAGGCGTGTGCAAGGGTGTGTGAAGAATATGCAGATGATGCTCACACAGGTGCTACTTGCGCCAGAGTAATCCGAGCAAGGGGACAAGCATGACTGAATGGACAAAAGAGGAAGACGAAGCCTTCAACGATGTTGAAAGAAACAGCAATCTTGGTAAGCAGATATTGCGAGACTTAGGGCAGCCATACCACTTTGATGTTTATGTCTCTCCATCTCAAAGAAACCATGTGCTAGAGGAAGTTGCTTTAGAGTTTGACAAGATGAAAGCATTTGGTGCTACTGGCGAATCATTTGCAAGTTTTGTAAGGGGCATGAAAAAATGAGCAAAGGTAGTTCGCCAAGACCTTTCAAAGTAAGCAATCAAGAATACGCAAACAGATGGGATGCCATATTTGGCAGAGATAATGAGAAAGAAAACAAAGCGCAAAGTCTGGAATCTGATCGACCCGATACAGCACGGAATAATCGGAGCAGCGATAACTCAGAGGGACAAGCTAGACAAACTAAGGATGCTTGAGTATTCCGCTTTAGAGTCGGTCACAAAAGGCTCTGGAACAGTCCATGACTGGCGTACTTTAGTAGATGTACTAAATCTCTCTGAAATGATGGGCAGGGGTGGAATAGGACCAGAGGTGTTGCCAATATGCGAGAAGGCTCAAAAAGCGCTACATGAGGCGGCTATCAGGTTTGAGAAAACTAAGAAACTAGGATTAAGCGGAGAGGGTATTCAAGCAATCAGAGAATTGATAGAGTATGCTGATCTACAACAAGCCAGTATCTCAAGATCAGAGTTTGAGAGATACATTAAGAAAACAAAAGACTACATTCGATCACATGGAGATAAAGTCGTTGAAATATCCTAAATTCCCATATTTCCGTAGCACTACCCATTTGAGGAATGTAGCCTCACTACCATGCCAATGGTGTGGAATGGATGATGGATGCCAAGCCGCACACTCAAACATGGCAGAGCATGGCAAGGGTAGAGGCATCAAGGCAAGTGACGAGTACACAGCCGCTTTATGCCAAACTTGTCATTACCAACTAGATCAGGGAAGCAAACTGTCCAAACAAGAACGCCAAGATATGTGGACAGAAGCCCACAAACGGACATACAATAAACTCAAGTCTTTGGGTCTATGGTCTAAAGATGTGCCAATGCCTTACTAAGTTGCCAAGGTTTTGAGAGGTCTTGTACCTCTCTTTTTTTTGTGTGATAATGGTTAAAACTCCATGAGGACTACCATGTCTGGACTGCTAGAGCCATCCGTAAAGATTGAAATTGAGATACAAAGCCAAGAGAAAAATGGCGATGCTTGTCCAGTAGCGACAGGTGATGTTGCTGTCAATCTTGAGAATCGTGAGAAGGCTATCGAAAAAGCCAACTACGGACCAATGAATCCAAACGAAGCCAACATGGATTACTGGCGTGAAATCTCTCGTGCTTGGCGTATTGCACCTGCACAGGCTAAAAAGTCTCGCTGTGGTAATTGCGCTGCATTTATCCAAACCCCTAAGATGTTGGCTTGCATTGAGTCAGGTCTTGAGTCTAATGGCGAGGAAATGGATGCTTGGGAAGTTATCGAAGCTGGTGACTTAGGTTACTGCGAGATGTTTGACTTTAAGTGTGCTTCTAAGAGAACTTGTGAAGCATGGATTAGTGGTGGTCCGATTACTGAGGAATCAGAAATGGACAAAGAAGACGAAATGTCTGAAGGAGAGTAATCGTGGGCACTACCAATATGCAAGCTGCTGAAATGATGGGTCTTTACTTGGACAAAGCTGCCAAGAAGAAACCTGCACAGAAACCAATGCCTATGCGTGGTGAGCGTACTGCTAAAAACGCACAGAAGAAGCCTAAAAAATGAACGGCTTGTACGCTAACATCCATGCTAAACAAAAGCGGATTGAAGCGCAAAAGGCTGCTGGCAAGACTCCAGAGCGTATGCGTAAAGTTGGCTCGAAGGGTGCGCCAACTGCGTCTGCGTTTAAGCAAGCGGCTAAGACTGCTAAAAAGAAGTGATTAAGCGAGGCACAGAGCAGTTTTCTGGCTATAACAAGCCTAAGAAGACTCCTGACCATCCCACCAAGTCTCACGCTGTTTTAGCGAAGTCTGGTGAGGATGTGAAGCTGATTCGTTTTGGTCAACAAGGGGCTAAAGGCTCACCTGATGGCAGTAAGCGTAACGAAGCATTTAAGGCTCGTCATGCGGACAATATCGCCAAGGGTAAGATGAGTGCGGCATTTTGGGCAAACAAGGTTAAATGGTGAACAACATGAAAATGACAAAAGCTGGTCAGAAAAAAGTTGGCAAGGTCATGGGTGAATACAAAGAAGGCACATTGCACTCTGGTAAGGGTGGAAAAGTTGTCAAGAGCCGTGACCAAGCGATTGCCATTGCTATGAGCGAAGCTGCTAAAAAGATGGGCAGGATGAAATAATGGCTGAACTAAGGGCAACTCCAATGTCAAACCCAATTATGGGTTTACTTGCTGATCGCCTAAAGAAAGCCCAACAATTTGGTGCAAAGCCATTTGGTTACAACAACCCTCCTGTAGAGATGTTAATGAATCTCTTAGGAGTACCTGCTGTTCAGCAAACAATGGAAAGAATGGCTTATGGTGAGCCGTTAACTACTGGTAGTGGAATGACCACTAAGCCTCGTCCAGAAGCGATTGAGGCGGCTATGACGCTGTTACCTGCTTCTGTAGGTTTAGCAAAGGCTACTAAGGGTTTACCAGTAGGTGCAAGTATTGAAAAAGTAGGTAAGTTTGATATTGTCAAACGAGATGCGTCTGACATTTTTGGTGAAGGCGCACAAAGAATTAGATATATTGACCCAAAAAGCAATGGTCAAATAGAGGTTTTGGCTCGTAAAGATGGGACTGCATCTGTATTGAGTTTAGAAGTTCCTGAGAAGTTTCGTGGACAAAAAATAGGTGAAAGTCTACAGAAGCAAGTTTTGCAAGACTTTCCTGATATGCAAGGTCAAGTGTCATCTAAGGCGGCAGCTACTACTGCTTACAGATTAGGCAGAAGACCAGTTGATATGCCAGATGCAACACTAAAAGATGTGCATAAGATGATTGATGAGGATTCGTCAGTCAATATGATTTCTCCAAAAATGCAAGAGAGAATAAGCCCATCTGCAAGTTATCCACAGCAAGAAGCACTAGATACAGCCCAAAGAAACGCTACATTGCCTGTTGAGGAAGGTGGTCTAGGACTTCCTAAAGACAATACGCCTGAGATGAGGGCGGAGGCTATGGGTGGCATTGATGCTGTTCATTTTTCAAGAAGGGGTGGAGATTACACAGAATTAGATTCTGGTAAGTTTGCTATTGCACCTTTTGATGCTGTTGGTACTCATGTTGGAACACCACAGGCAGCAATGGAAAGATTCCAGAATACTGTTGGTTATAAAGTTAACAATCCTAATTACGCTTTAGATGAGTTAACAGGGTCTTCATATCCAGTTAAGGTTTTAGGTAATAAACCATTACTAAACCAAAATGGGATGCCTTGGGGTGAAGATGACTTAAACACTTTTTTAAGACAAACTGGCGGTCATAACTATTCAGATATAAATGGTGGAAAACTTACATATCAAGATTTAAATGCTGATTTAAGAAAAAAGCTATTTGATGAGCAAGGATATACAAGCATCCCTTATTTTAATGAAGTAGAAGGTAAAGGTAGCGTAAGTTATATTGTTCCTCCTAAAAATCTCCGTTCACAATTTGCTGCTTTTGACCCAATGCGTAGGAATGAGCCAGACATTCTTGCTGGTGTGCTACCATTAGGACTACTAGCAGACGAAGAACAGCGTAAGAAACTCTATGAACTTATGCCGTCACTACTAGGTCAGTAATTACTAACTTAACCTTGACCAACCCTAGAGGAGTCAAACAATGATTGAAAAACAATCAAACATTTCAAACCGAGGCGGTGCTAGAGAAGGCTCTGGCAGACCTAAAGGTAGCCTAGACAAAGGTAACGCTGTCATAAGAGAGATGATCTTAGAAGCACTAGAGGGTGCTGGCGGTGTTGCATATTTGATCGACAAGGCAGAGAGCCATCCACAGGCTTTTATGGGACTGATCGGTAAAGTCTTACCACTCCAAGTAACTGGAGAAGAAGGTAAAGACATTCAGATAAGTGTCCAATGGCAGAAGTAATCGAGATAGCTTACAAACCCAGAGAACAACAACTTTCTATCCATGAGTTAATGGATGAAAAGCGTTTTGGTGTTGTTGTTGCTCATAGGCGTATGGGTAAAACTGTCTCTGCTATCAACCATCTAATCAAGGATGCAGTCCTCAACCAAAAGGAAGCCCCTAGATACGCTTATATAGCCCCTACATACGGACAAGCAAAGCGAGTGGCATGGGACTACCTTGTGAAGTATGCAGAGCCTCTGGGAGGCACTAGCAATATCTCTGAGTTACGAGTTGACTTCTGGGGTAGGCGCATCCAGTTATTTGGCTCAGACAATCCAGAAACACTTCGAGGTCAATACTTTGATGGGGTAATCCTAGATGAGATTGGCGATCAAAACCCAAAGATATGGACTGATATTGTTCGCCCTGCACTAGCTGACAGAAAAGGCTGGTGCTTATTCATTGGCACACCAAAGGGACACAACCACTTCAAAGAACTGCGAGATAGGGCAGAAAAGGAAGATGGATGGGGTTTGCTAGAGTTCAAAGCCTCAGAGACAGGAGTGGTGGATGACACAGAACTAAAGGCTGCTCGCAATGAGATGGGTGAGGATAAGTACCGCCAAGAGTTTGAATGTAGCTTTGACGCTGCTGTAGAGGGTTCGTACTACGGACAAATCCTAAACGAGTTAGAAGATAAGAAGCATATGCAAGAGATTCCTCACGAGGAAATCAGCAGAACTTTTACCGCATGGGACTTGGGAATGGGTGACTCAACATCTATCTGGGTTGCTCAGTTAGTAGGCACAGAGATCAGATTGATCGACTATTACGAGAATCATGGTGTTGGACTAGACCACTATGTGAAGTGGATTAAGGATAACGACTACGCAAAGGCAGAGCATATCTTGCCCCATGATGTCCGAGTCAGAGAGTTAGGTACAGGAAAGAGCCGTCTTGAGATGCTCGAGGAAGCTGGACTAGAGATCAAGATAGCACCCAGAATGAGCCTAGACGATGGTATTCAAGCAGTAAGGCGTATCTTGCCAAGGTGTTGGTTCAATGTGCCAAGGGTACAGACTGGACTCAATTGCCTGAGAAACTACCGCAGAGATTACGATGAGAAGCGTAAGATTTTCTATGAAAGACCACTTCACGATTGGTCAAGTCATGGAAGTGACAGTTTTCGCTACTTAGCCCTTGGACTTGATGAAGGTCACAGCACATGGTCTAAGCCTATTAACCAAGCACCGAAATGGATTGTGTAATGTATGTAGAACGACAAGGGGTCAATCTTTCCCCAAAGATAAAAGAACTTGAAACTCGACTCGAAATGTTAGAAAATGTGGTAAAAGCATTACAATTGGAAAAGCCCAGAATGGGTCGCCCCCCAAAGGACAAACATGGCACAGAACGAGTTGAAGTCAATACTACAGGCAGAGATTGACGATTCTATCGGCTACATCGAGAGCGAGACTGTAGATCAACGAAAACAAGCTCTACAGGCTTACTTGCGTCAACCTTACGGAAATGAGGTAGAAGGCAAGTCTCAGATCGTTACTGGTGAGGTAGCTGAAGCCATTGATGGCGCATTGCCTAGCCTAGTCCGTATCTTCACAGGCTCTGACAATATCGTGGTTTTTGAGCCACAAGGACCTCAAGACGAAGCGTCTGCCAAGCAAGCAACTGACTACTGTAACTGGGTTTTTAACCGAGACAACGAAGGTGTAGCCATTCTGCACGACTGGTTTAAAGATGCTTTGCTACAGAAGAACGGCATCGTAAAAGCCTATTGGGAAGATAAAGAGGACATCACTAAAGAGCGTTACTTTAACTTGTCTGAGGACGAGTTAGCCATGCTGATGAGCGATGAGAGCATGGAGATTGTCGAGCAAGATACGACAGAATTCCCGATATTTGACCCAATGGGACAGCCAGTTGTTGACCAGATGGGTATGCCAGTTATGGGTGCGACACACAATGTCGTAGTCCAAAAGAAAAAGAAATCAGGCAAGGTAACGATTGAGAATGTTCCTCCAGAGGAATTCTTGATTAGCAAAAATGCTCGTACTATTGCTGATAGCCCATTCGTAGCCCATCGTCAAATGATGACTCGTAGTGATCTGATTGCTATGGGTTTCAACAAGAAGCAAGTTGAAGGATTGCAAATTGGTGATGCTCTAGCTTATACGCCAGAGCGTGTGGTTCGTTTCTCTGCGGGTGAGCAGCCTTACCAAGTTCAGACTGATGACCCATCAATGCAAGAGATTGAGGTCTTTGAGTGCTATATCAAAACTGATATAGAGGGCAAAGGTATTGCTTCACTCGTCCAAGTGTTCTATGCCTCAAACGAGATTCTTGAGGACGAGAATGGTAAGGAAATGGTTGAGGAAGTGGACTATGTGCCATTCCACTCAATCTGCCCTATCCCAATTCCGCACAAGTTCTTTGGCAACTCACTTGCTGACAGAACAACAGACTTACAGTTAATCAAAACGACTATCACTCGTCAAATGTTGGATAACTTATATCTGACAAACAATGCACGAGTTGTCGCTGTTGAAGGGCAGGTAAACCTTGATGACTTGCTTACATCTACTGCTGGTGGTGTTATTCGTGCTAAGTCTCAAGGTGCTGTTCAACAACTTGTAGTCCAGAATGTAGCATCTCAGGCTTTCCCAATGCTTCAGTACTTGGATACAGTCCAGTCAAAGCGTACTGGTGTATCTGATGCTTCTCAGGGCTTAGACCCATCTATCTTGCAGAATGTGACTGCTGCGGCTGTTGCTTCTATGCAACAAGCTGGCGCAGGTAAGATTGAACTAATGGCTCGAATCTTTGCTGAGACAGGTGTTAAGTCTTTGTTCCAAGGCATCTTGCATCTCTTGTGTAAGTATCAGGACAAGCCTCGTTTGGTTCGTATGCGTGGTGAGTTCGTAGAGTTTGACCCTCGCACATGGGCTAACCAATACGATGTTTCAATCAATGTTGGTTTGGGTGCTGGTAACAGACAAGAACAGATGGCTATGCTGTCGATGGTTCTTGCCAAACAAGAGCAGTTGATTGCTCAGTATGGTCCTGCTAACCCTTATGTTTCACCTGCACAGTATCGTGGCACTTTGGGTCGTATGGTTGAGATTGCTGGCTTTAAGGACTCTGCTGAGTTCTACAAGGCTATTACACCAGAGCAAGATCAGGCTTTGAGCAATCCTCCCCCACAGCAACAGCAAATGCCTCCAGAGGTTCAAGCTATCATGGCTAGAACACAGGCTGAGATACAAGCTAACCAAGCCAAAGCACAAGCTGACATTCAGTTGAAGCAACAGCAAATGCAGATTGACATGGAGATGGCTCAACAAAAGGCAGGTCTTGAAATGCAATTGATGCGTGAGAAAGAGGCTGCTAAGTTGATGCTTGAGCGTGAGAAACAACAGGCTTACTTTGCGATGAAACAGCAAGAGTTTGAGGTTGAGGCTCAATTGAAAGCAATGAAGGTAGGTGCTGGCATTACTAGCAATGTAGAAATTAAGGGCTAATCATGGCTAGAAATAACTTTTACTCAATGGTCAACGATGATGGCGAGGTATCGCTTGAAGACTTGTTGATGCAAATTGAGCAGTTACAGCCTGTCTACCAAGAGCCAGATGTTGATTATTACGCACAGCAATTTGCACCAGATGTATTTGCTGAAGTGCCTACTCAAGTCTATCAACCAGAGCCTGTATATCAACCTACATATCAGCCAGAGCCAGTTTATCAGCCTGTCTATCAAGAGCCAGTTTACATTGCACCAGAGCCTGTGTACCAAGCACCTGCGCCTGTATATGTAGCACCAGAGCCAGTTTATGCAGCGCCAGAGCCTGTATATCAAGAGCCTGTGTATCAGCCAGTCTTTCAACAACCAGAAGTTCAACAGCCTTATGTTGAGCCACAAACTGTTCAAGAAGTTATCAATCAGATAGCAGCACAATTTCCTCCGTCTGTGGTCAACGAGATCATTGCTAGAGAGCCAATTGAGCAACCTATTCAACGAGATGCAGACGCACCAGTTGAGCAGTTGCAACCTGCACAGCCAGTAGAAGAAACTAAGCCTTCAGCATCGGTTATTGATAACCTAACAAAGCAAATATTAGGCTCTAGCGACACTTCTCAATGGAAAGGTGGCGTAAGTGCTGAGACTGCCGCTAAAGACATGGCTAAGATCATGGCTGGCATTGGCATCACAGACATTAGTCAGTTTGGCAAGATCACACAAACTGGCTTGCAAGAGGATGTCCGTCCTGATGGTCGTGGTGGTTATGTTGACCAACGAGGCAATCCTGTTGACCCTAACATTGTCCAAACAGGTTCGTACGAGACTGAAGGCGGTCGCATTGACTATGCTACTGCACCTATTGGCACACAAGTAACTTACGGCAACAAAGAAACAAACCAAGCTGTACCGATCACATATAGTGAGCGTCAGACTGGTAACGCTTTTGGTGGTACTTTTGAGGGCAAAGGTAACACAGGCTATCGAGTAGATTTTGATGCTTCTGGTAAGCCTGTTTTCTATACGACTGGTGCTTCAAGCCGTGATGACATTGGTGTGTTTGCACCGATTATTGCTGCGGCTTTGACTCCTATTCTCGGTCCTGCTGCCGCTTCATTGCTTGGACCAACAGCCTCAACACTAGCCACAAACGCACTAACTGGTGCTTTGGTCGGTGGTAGCACTTCAGCGATTACTGGCGACAGTATTGCAAAAGGTGCATTGCTTGGTGGTGCAGGTGGCGCTGTTGCAGATATTGTCAGTCCTTATTTGCCATCAGCACCAACAGAATTGACTGAGCGTCAGTTTGCAATTGCTGATGCCAAACAATTGGCTGCTAGTGGTATACCGCCAGAGCAAATATCAGAAATATTAAGTGTTGGTGGATATAACGATGCTATTGTCAATAGGGCAATGGACGCTATTGCAACAGCACCAGTAGCTGTTACTACACCAACTACTCAGCCTCCAATTGAGACTGTTCAAGTTTCTGCGCCTGTAGCGACAACACCAACAGCAAGTCAAGTAATCAATGCGATTGTTAACCAACAACCAGTTCCTCAAGTAGCTGCACCAGTAGAAACAGTACAGGTGACTGAGCCTACTCAGCCTGTTCAGACAACTACACCAAGTGTAAATGAAGTAATCAATTCGATTATTCAGCCTGTATTAACAGAGCCGCCAGTCGTTGAGCCAACTCCTACATCAGTTGCACCAGTTGAGACTGTGCAAGTTAACGAGCCTGTTCAACCTACTACACCGACTGTTAGCGAAGTAATCAATTCGATTGCTCAGACACCAGTTGTCCAACCTACTGTTACAGCACAACCAACTGTTGAAGTTGTTGCTAAACAAGCGCCAACACAAGTAGAGCCAAGCGTAATAAACGCTGTTAATTCATCTATTGCGGCTAATGCAATTCGTCCTGTTGAAACTGTTAATGTTTCTGCTGCATCAGAAAAGCCTACAACAGTAAATCAAGTTCTTGCGACAATTGCTAATCCATCTGCTGTTACCCCTTCTACACCAGAGGTGGTTGTAAAGTCTTCAGCACCTAAAGAAGAGCCAGTTACACCTATTGTTACGCCTATTGTTAATGAAACACCAACAGTAGAAGTAACATCAATTCGAGAGAAGCCAAGCACGATTACAAACGAGACAGAGCCAGCCCCTGTGATTGTTGCGCCTCCGATTACTGGAACAGTACCTCCTAAGACCTACACAGCCTCTGAGATCATTGATA